CTTAAAGAGCTCCTGATATGGAGCATCTCTTTCAGCCCAACCATATAGCTTAAAGCTCGAGAATACGTCTAGATGAATATCAGGATGATACTTCAGCATCTCTTTAAACACTGGTACTAGAATCTCTAGGCCGCGGTGAGGTGTTGGGTGGTAGATTAGTCTAATCTTGTTGTGTCTGATATCAGATTCATCTAGCGGCGACTTATCAATCATATCCATTGGAATAGGATTGATTGCATTCTTAATTACTACACCTTCTGAGTATGGTACACCAAGGACAGTGTTGTACATTTGCTGCTGCCAATGAGACACAAAAACAATCTTTTTAAATTGCTTTCTATACTCTGGATCTTTTAGCTTGGCTGATTCAGGGTCCCAAGGTAGATCATGCAACCAAAGGATTGGAATCTTATCTGGATTGATTTCCCTAACTCTAGAAGGAATAATTTGAAACTTACTTAGTAGTTCCTTATCAACATACTGCTCAAGCCCTTCAGCCATAAGCTCTGTACCACCTTTAGAATTCTTATTTGTTTCATTTCTTTCAATCACTAGTTTCATTTTCTTCTCTCACTTTGAATTCTGATGTTTCAACATTTAGTAGAGTTGCCTTCTTTCTAAATTTATCCATCATTAATTGAACTTTATCCTGAAGCTCAGGCGTATTGACAAGAGGCTCCATCTCGTGGAAAATAATCTTCCCTTGATCCCGTAACCTTTGAATGTATCGTTTATCAGGATGACCTTCTACGAGCATTCCGGCATGAGGGTTAGAGTTGCTACCCTTTAATGATGGAACGGGTAAATGAAAACTACTTACTTCATTTACCTCACCATTCATCTCATACTGTACTTTACCTTCAAAGAAATCAAATCCAATTACATGGAGCTCTTTATAGGAGCGGATGATATTTGTAAAATATGCTAATGTCAATGCACCCTGAGATGCTCGTTGATTGATGTCCACTGTACCATAAGCAGTTTTAATTAATGCTCTTGTCTTCTTTATATCACCCATCACGAAGTAGTCTTTATATATCTCAAATTCTTCTTCGTAAAAATGTTTGGATATTGTTGTCGTACTTTTCTTTGAATCGTATACGGATATCTGAGATATATTTAAAACTTGGTATGGTGTTCCCTTAAAATCAGGATAGTGATTGGCCCTCAATATAGAGAGGACCCACACATCTGTTTTGCCACCTAAGTGTTCTTTAAACTCAGGCCACGGATATCCTTTACCCATCCTAACAACCACATCAAAGCTATCAATAAACTCACCGTATGGTTTATTAAACAGAGAAATTGAATTGCCAACAATAAGAACTCTCTTATTTTGACAGTATCCAATTAATCTATTTTCAAACTTGTCGTTGAGTCTTCTATTCCACATGTTAGCGATTCTCTAGGTCAGCACCAACAAAATTAAAACAATCCATATTACGTAATACTGTTGGCGTATCAGGTAATTTCATATATTTTGAATTATGCTTTATATATCTCATCTTGTTGGTGCCACCTCTATCATCGCTCCGGTGGTAAAGCAACACAAAGGCCTTGCCCCCTCTATTTTTATCTACGACGTTGACCCACCAATCAGCTGATTTCAAATTTATATGAAGATTGATTTTGCTGGAACCTTCAGTCGTATAGTTTTGGGAGGGGCTGCCGGATACAGAAACAATTACTACACCATCTTCCTTTGTATAATCAAAAAGTTCTTTGATAACTGATTCCACATACGCTTCGGGTATATGTTCTCCAACATCAATCATCATCGTGACATCAAATAGTGTTCCTTTAGATGGCTTAACATTATATTTTGCTACTGCGGGGTCATAACAATAATAGCACTGTAAGTAACCTTTCATTAATGTGTATATGTTATCACTATAGGATAAAAATGAATTTATTTTTGTGTGCTTCTCAAAAGTGTGTTTGGCTTGACCGCACCCATAATCTAAAATACTCACAGCTCTTTTTTTTCTGTTTATTGTATCTATGATAATTGGTAATGATATATGGGTCGCGACTGTACCATCCCCGTAATAGCCATTAGTAGGACCTTCAGAATTTGAGTCTGTTGAAAAAACGTAATTGTTTCCAGAATATATGTCTTTATATTTCTGTATTTCTAGATCAAATTCATTATTAGAATCTACCATATTTTTCTTCTACCTTGTGTTTATAGAAGTTAAATCTATCGGCAAATTCAACATTCTCATATCCAGGATGCCAAGGGCCTCCGTCTGTAAAGTGAATTGCTTTTGGATTAACTTCATCGTTGTAGTAACCTACAAGATAGTTATATGTATGGGGTATAGAACCAATGTATTGATCATCGCACCAGTTAAACTCATGTAGATAACCGGCTGGTGATTCTGAAACGACTTGTGGTGTCAGCCTTTTTGTAAAGGCATGATCACAATTGAATACCATTAATGAAGACCAGTTCTTTCTTGGATACCAACTTTGTTTTTGGCCATCCATCTTTAATGGTTTAATTTGATCCTTCTGGATATTGTGTTTAACTACACTAACAGCTTTGGTAGGATCAATAACATCTAGAAGTTCAAGAGGGTCGCAATTCCAAATAAAGTCACTATCACAAAAGATGGCGTATCCATAGAATCCCTTGAGGTAGGGAGTTAGGAATCTTGTGAATGCAAACTCTGTACTACCAACAGCTTGCTCTCTCCAGAAGTATCCTCTACTCACAACAGAGGTTAGATGTATTGTTTCGACTTGTATTTTTGAATAGTCTTCAATGGAGAGTCTGCATGTATCAGCTATACTAGTCTGCTTACTATCATGCCCGACAAAGAGCTTTACTTTCTCTTTCACTTAACCTCTCCAGTATTAACATCAGTGTAGTATCCACTCTGTACAGCATCATAATGCCAAATATTGAAGTTAGGAGAATTGTAAAAACGCAACGAGGTATTGCATGTTGGTTTCTTACCAACTGCTTCTAACTCCTTCCATCTTTCTTGGGAGACACTTGTTGGCTCTACCCATTCGTTGTCGTTATTTTGAATTAACAAGAATGATCGGCCGCCGCAATACTGCTTAATGGCATCTACCCACCAATTCAAATCTTTAATTGTTGCATGGAGATTCTCTCCATCCTTAAACATTTTCTTAGCAGGGTTAGAGGAAATTGAGAATATGATTGTGCCATCTTCTTTGGTATAGTTACCAATCTCTGTTAGAACCTGAGGCACAAACTCCTCTGGCACATGCTCCATAACATCAGCACAGCATGTAATATCAAACACCATACCAGTTGGTGGTTTAGTTGCATATTGTGGTACAGCTGGGTCATAAGAATAATAGCATTGAATCATGCCATTTAATCTACCAAGTAGTGTCTTATTGCCGTGAGCTGAAAGGGGCATGTATGTGTGGATAGCCTTTCCACACCCATAGTCAAGTAATGTTACTGCCCTACCTTTAGCATTGATTACTTGTTGAATGTAAGGTGGGAACTTCTTACCAAGCTGGGAACCATCAAACAAAGTTTTACCTTTGGATGGGTCTATTTCGTTGGTGTGGAGATTACCATCAAGCGCCAAGTACTTCTCAGCAGCAGTATGGATTCCCTGGTATCTTAAAATATACTCTTCTAATTTGTTCATTTCAATTCCTACTAAAGAAATAACTAATGCTATATTTAGTCCTTCTTTAGATAGGGGCTAAGAAAATGTCTAATTAACTTATTGTTAATCATCGAAGGTATATCTTGGAATGGTTGCTCAAGTAGATACCTACAACCACTAGACCAATTTGATTGCTTAATAAAGTTAGCATAATCCTCAACATGCTCGCTATTAGCTGGATCAAAATGAATTCGTTCGCGTGGCTTCAACACACTTTCATTATACATGATATTACTCCCTAGGCAATCTTTCTTGCTAGTTCTAACACTTGATTCGCTATTGGATTGTTTCTGTTTTGAACGTATCCTGTTCTTATAAACCATCTTGCATTCAGTGGCGTAGCGGCCTTCCTGTCCTCTGGTACGTTTAGCTTTTGAATTAACTTTTCGTATAATTCAACATTAGTGTCCTTGGTAACCTTGTTCATATATATGTTGCTCCAATTCTCTCATTTCTTCACTTAGACGCTGCACACAGCCCCTGTTGTATGACCAGTAGAATCTTGAATCTTTATGATATGGATTCTCTCTATCACACAACTTGTATATGTCTGCCTGTCGATATCTTGGCTCTCTCCAACTTCTGTCGTGATAGCCATATGTGTATCCTTGACTGTTACCTAGTACTTGTGGGCCAACATTATAGCCTATAATTGCTCCAAGTACTGTTGCCACCTTCTTCCCATCTCCACCACCAATAGTGGAACCAAGGTAACCTCCTGCAATTGCCCCAAGAAGTTTTTCATCTTTATCAGTAGCATAAGCTGCTGGCGCTAAGAGTACAAGTGTTAGTAGTAGTAACTTCTTCATACACACCTCCAAGGTTATACAAATATTTATATCGAATGTGGAGTATCAGAGAATATAACTTGAACATTATCTGGTAATGCTCTCACGATAACATCAATTAGCCCAAGGCGGCTACCAGCATCACACTCAACATCATTCTTAAAATATCTATATGCATTAGCCTGGTCAAGGATATCAATCTTATTAACAACAAGATGGGTAATATCATTTACTCTTGCAGCATATGCAACATTATCTAAGTTAATCCAATTGCACTTTCTTGGGCGACCAGTAGTTGCGCCAAACTCTTGGCCATGAATCTGAACCTTCTTGAGTTCCTCGCAATGCATACCAAACTCTTTAGTTCCAACATATGTTTCATATGCTTTGGCGACACCATAGATTTTTCTAATCTTTCTAGGCGATACCCCATTCAGAACAACAGAACCAATAGTGCAGTGGGAAGAAGTAACGTAAGGATAATCACCCCAATCAATATCCAAAGCAAAGCCTTGAGCACCTTCGGCGAGAACACGAGCGCCAGCAAGAAGATTGAGACTATCAACAATGGTGAACTTATCAGTATTAATAAGCTGATCACCAATCCTAATACCAGTGCGTCCATATTTGTTCCTATAGGCTGGGCCTATTCCTTGCTTAGTTGTACCAATGGCCACATCATTATTGTCTTCTGCCAAGTGCTCTTCAGTTACAACATGAGCCCTTGAGTCAACAAAAATAAGGCCATCTGTCTTGAATCCATTTGCATTGAGATATGCAATTTCCTCTTCAAGCTTCCTTACATTAACTACACATCCAATACCAATCAAAGATCGGATGCCGTAGAGAACTCCAGCTGGCACTTGATGCGTGACAATCTTCTCACCATTGTGGTAGATAGTATGTCCAGCATTCGAGCCACCATTATATCGGAGAACTAGGTCGTACTCTCCACTACTTAGTAAAGAATGAGTAACCTTACCTTTCCCAGTATCACCTGACTGGAGGTCTACTACGGCATCACAAAAATTAACCATGAGTTGGGTACTGCCAGACATGACCTGAATAGAAGTATTCGATCTTTGCTATCTCCTCCTGGATAGGAGGGGGGATATTAGCCCCATGCTTTTTGTTAAGCTCAATGATAGCCTTAGCAAAGGCTCTGAGAGCCTTAACCTCTTCCATTGTGCCTCGCGGCATTACTTCAAAATCACCTTCGGACATAAGTCACCTCATAACAAAACTACAATAGTAGTATCACATGATAACAACAGAAAGACAACTAGTGGTAGAAGATATGGTTACCAATCTGCCTTACGACCTTTTTGGTATTTGACCAAGTAGGGTCAACATAGGTTGCGTGGAAGAACTTTGCGCTACCAACAACATTGTACGATCTCTTGTTAATCAGAATGCTTTCGGCAATCTTTAGAGATTCTCTCCATGCAGGACCAGATCGAGCATGGAGGTCATTTTCACATACCCAAGAGAATTGACAGACGCCTCTATACTTCTGGTAAACAACACCACAGACGGTGCGAGGATATTGATTGCTCTTTACTCTGTTCATTGTAACTTGGGCAACAGCAAGTTTACCATCACGAGGCTCGGAACCGGCCTCATAGTAGATGTTCTTAGCAAGACACTCGACCTCTCGCATAACCTTTTGCTTCTTATCATAAGATAGCTCAAGGAATTCCATACGGGTGTTCATGTCATCTATTTGAGCAATAAGAAAAATGTTTCTTTCTTGCTCGGCTTCGAGTTTGTCCATTGATTCAAAATGTATTGTGAATGGTACATAAAGAAAAAAGAACAACATTGCAAATAGGCCGCCAAACCTAATAAACAAGTTATGGTTTCTATCAAAATAAGCTTCAATACGATCTAAAATTTCTACTGCTTTCATGTTGTTACCTCCATTTATGCAGTTGGAAGAAAAAGGCGGACGGTTTTTACACCGCCGCCTCTAACCTTTCTGTTACCAAGCGGTTAACTCTGGAACCTATACTGCAATTAAGCAGCTAGAGCCATTTCGTAGTAATCGTCATTTGCGTTTACTTTTTTGCGCTGATTAAGTCAGTCGCCTCACTGGTAGCCGTCGGTTTATTACTTGCCCTGTCGAAGCCATTTCTTCCCCGCAGAAGCACACTGAGTGTCCGGTACAATCCGGCTACTAACTCTTACGAGTCAGTGTGCTTTTGGTGGAGAAGGTGGGAGTTGAACCCACGTCCAGAACACCTTTAGTCGTCAGTTTACTACCATTATTTTTTAATGAACCTGTAAATGTAGTTGCCCCAAATACAGATACCAATAAGCCAGTACCAATTAGGCAACCATTCCATGCTCTTCTCTCAGGATCTTCTTGTATGGCTTTCCTTCTTCAATCAAGACGCAAACGAGTTTAAGTCTATCTGCGAGTTCTTGTTGGTTTGCTGCCTCTAGTGCAACAACAACGGTTCTAAGTTCATCTAAAGTGATTGGAAGATCCATTTGTTCAACCTCATCATTACCAAATATTTATCATTATACAGGTTTCTAATGGTCAAGTCAACGAGTGAATAAGTGTTCGCCGACACCCTTAAATGGCCCATCTTTATGGGTAGAACGATCTGCAACTTCCGGAACCGTCTTTAATCCTTGGTCATTCAACCTATTAATCAACTCAACATGAAGAGGGATATTATCATGTAGTTCAATCATTAGACTCTTTACTTTAGGTAATACATGACGTAAACCTCCATTAACTATTAATGGTTCAACGCCATCCACATCTATTTTAATATGAGTAGGTATGGGTATATACTCACTTAATTGATCTAATGTATATGTTACACATCCCTGTACAAAAGCTAAACTAGAAGGTTGTCTAATTAGATTATTAATTTGGTGACCGCTTGCAGCTGTTTCAATTTTACAAAGATTTAGATGGTCAAAGCCATGTCTGTCAGAGATTGCAATACAGTATGCTTTCACTAGATCTGCAACCCCATTGACTCTTATGTTTTCATTCAGCACATTGAAATTTGCAGCTTCTGGTTCAAATGCAAAAACCTGTGACTGTTTAATGACTGCAGCATATATTGAATAAACACCAACATTGGCTCCAACATCCCAAAATATATCACCCTTTGTGAAAGTGTCAATCCACTCAAGAGTCCAGGGCTCTTTGGTTTTCATTGTTAAGGCTCTATAAAGGCAAGGTCCATTTGGAACATAAAATCCTATCCTTTTATCACCTACGGGAATACCGACATACTCTTTTTGTTCTTTTGTTGATAATTCCATTATATTTGTCTCACATTAATATGAATTGCCTTGCGATACTCATCAGGTCCAAGTTTCGTGACAGAGTGGAATGACGTATCAGTTCTAGGAAATGCAAGTAGAGCATTTGGCACAAATGGGGGATTGAATGCTTCATCAAATTTCTGAAAAGGATGATCGTTACCATAATCATCACTAAACCCAGACTGCTTTGGTCTTAGAATACTAGTACCAGATAGACTATTAGACATATAAATTAGTATAGAAAAAGTCTTCATAGGGTGATCGGTATGAGGATGTTTAACGTATCCCATTTGATCTAACACAAAACGTGTGTCATCATCCCACCTTGCTGGTAGCTGTATTTCAAGCTTGCTTGCAATGAGGGGAACTAAGAAACTATTAACAAACAGTCTAAATTCAATGGATTGCTTGCTATGGGGATACCCTTCCATCTCTTTGTATCCAACCTCACGGTTGAACATTGTTAGGGTGGATCTTCCTTGTACAGGATTGCTTACAGGCTTAAAGGCTTTATCTGTTATGCTTGTGAGTTGGGATTGCGTAGGAAACAGTGAATCAAGCTGGGCATAATAGCTAGCAGGAAAGAAGTTCTGAATATAGAGATAAGGGAATGGATCTTTATTCAGCTTTGCTTGCTGTACCTTATCGGTAACACTTTGTTTAATGTTATTAAACATTTTGATTCACAAATAAGAATTCACCATTACCAGCATGCTTACCAGACTGTGTTACTCGACTATCTTCCGGGTTATGGGTGAATCCTAATGACTCCATAACCTTGAAGACATTGTTATGATCCCCTCTTTGGATATTCAATTCAATAAGAACAGATTGAACTTTTGGTAGCGTATCCTTAGCCCCATCAATAACAAATGGCTCAAGACCGTCGATATCTATTTTTAATTTAGTTGGAGCTGGCAAACCAATTTTAACTAGTTTGTCAATTGAATTAATTATACAACCTTGAAAAAAAGAAGTTGTATATCTAGCCCCAATTGAGTGAGCACTTGATCCAACATGCTCAACTCCTTGGCTCAACGCTCCCATCTTCATTCTATTGCCGATACCCATACAGTATGCTCTAACAATATTATCAACTTTATTCAACTTGATAGTATCGTTAAGTGTTGCGTAGTTAAGGTGGTGGGGTTCAAAGGCGTAAGTTGGAGTGCCCATAATGACAGAGGCAAACATAGTATATACACCTATGTTTGCCCCCACATCCCAGAATATGTCTTCTGGTGTAAATGATCTAATCCATTTTATTGTTAATGGTTCTTTTGTAAGTAATGTTTCAACACGCCACTCACAAAAATCGTTTGGTGTGCAAAATTCAATTACTTTGCCACTATCCTCAAATTTTGTTACTTCAGCCATTTAGCACTTTTGCTACAGCATTAACCACTGCTGCAATTCTACCAATATCACGAAGTTGTTCAACTGTCATGCCTTCTTTCTTTAAGGTATCATAGTGAGCCTTGACACAGAAGTTGCATTTGCCTACGATTGAGGCTGCGAGAGAATATGCTTCGAAGTTTAACTTAGTTGTACCGCCATGGCTTATAATAGCATTCATACGGAGGTTGGCTGGAAGACCCTTTAGAGCAGAGTCCTCAGCCATTTCAATATATGGATACCAAACATTATTCTGGGCCATAGTGGCAGCGGCTGTCAAAGCGGCCACACACTCTTTATTATCTTCCATTCCCTGTTCAATTACAGCTAGTACTTTTCCATTACCTGTTG